TTCACGGAGTTGTCTTGTTATTGTTTCAGCCATTATACTTTTCCTTCTAAACTGTACATCATATCATACATTCTTTTTGCGCCTTTGTTAACACTTCCACCACCTGCTGCTCTAACAGCATCTGCTGTCATCACAAATTCATTTTTACTTAATCTTGCTGGTACATCATCAGCTCTCTCTTTGGTACCTTCAGGTATAAATCCACCACCTCTCATATCTTTTTCCATTATACCACCATCTTTAGCTTCGTCTCTAGGACCATACTTCATTCTGTATTGATATTCCTCATACTCTCTTCTCATTTTTTCTTTACCTTTTTTATTTTGATATTTCCTTTTACCTTCAAAATATTCTTCTGGACTCATAATACCGCCATCAGCCATACCAGATCTAGCTTGATCTACAAACTCTCTGAAAGACATTGGTTGTATTCCTAGTTCTTCCATTTCAAAAACATATTGCTCGTACATTTCCTCTATGTCAGTTTTATATCCTGATGCCATTTGCATAATACCTTCATCAGATTTTCTACTCATTCTATCAAATTCATTTTGTGCTGCCTCTGCAGCATCTTTAGGAGATAATCCCATTTCTAAATATTTTTCAAAAAGCATTTCTAAAATTTGATCGTTTTGAGTGTTAGACACTTGATCACCATATTCAACTCCTTGGTCTCTCATAAAATCTCTAATACCTAAATCTTCTGTTTCTTCTTCTATTTCTACTTCACCACCTCTAGCAAATCTTAACATAGGCACTGGCTCTATATTACCAAAAGGTCTGCCAAAAGCTTGTTCAACTCCTCTTGCTGCAGCCATTAAACCACCAGCTAAATCTTTATCTACGTCTTTTACTAAAACTGGTTCTTCTTCATCTTTATCTTCAGGATCTTTAGGTTTTTTAGGAGGAATCATTGTGTTATCATCTTCAGGCTTTCTTCTTTTAAGTCTATTACTCATTTTTGCCATAGTTTCAGGCGATTTAAGTCCTAAACTATCAAATACTTTTTTAAGTTTTGCAAGACCACCCTCATCATATCCATATCTGTCTAGCATAGAGTTTACGTAATCATCATCATAACCAGCATTTTTATATATATTGAATATTGCTGATCTTCTTTTTGTTTTATCTAGCACACCTTGTTTTCTTAAATTTTCATTATACCTATCTATTTCGTCTTGATTAATTTCTGCTAATCTTACACTTTGATCTATTGCTGTTTGTGCACCAACTGTTTTTAATAGACCTGCACCTTCAATTGCTGCTTGTCCTTTTTTTGCACCTGCACCTATTTTTTGAGCAAAAGTTAATTCGTCTGCAAAATCAACAGCTTGAGTTGGACCAAATTTTTGACCTACTGCTCCTAGTCCTTGTGATAAAGCTTCTGGAGCTGCAGCCAAAGCTGCTGTTCTTAATAAGTTTGCATCTTCGTCTGTTGCTGCTGCTGTTCCAGCTGCAAGCAAAGCATCTGTAAGAATTTTGTTACTGAATATACCTTCTTTAGCAAAAGCAGCTGGTCCATAATAAGCTGCCAAAAAAGGCAACGCTGGCCTAATCTCTTTAGGTATAAGCTTCTTTGTTATTTTACGAACTGGTCTGAATATCTTTTTTAAAAATCCCATATTTTATCTCTAATTTATGTAGTGAAATGCAAGGCAGCCACGCTTGATATAGGCTGTATCTTTCATTTTACTTGTTTTTTTACTCGCAGTCAATCTAGAATATATTAGTAGCAGCGCCCAAAGGTATCTCTTCAACGGTTACTTTTACATCTCTTCTGATGTGTCCAGATTCCGTAGAAGTTTCAGGATTTTGTACATCTGCCAACGCTTCTGCGTCTGACTTATATTCCTTGCCTGTAACTGTATTTGTAAGAGTTACTTCTGTTTTAGGTGTAATTACTGGTACTCTTTTACCATTAATTATTTCATACCTAACAGAAGCTTCTGTTTCTATAAATGACATTATCTGTCCTCCCTATTTATTTCTAATACTGATGCAATAACATCTACTGCACCACTTGTTGCTTGTGCCTTTAATATCTCACTTTCCTGCATAATTAAAGGCTCACTCAATACTTGTTCTTTTTCATTAGCACTTAAACTAACATTGTTATCTACCACAAATGCTGTTCCACTAGAATTAGTTAAAGTTACTTTAACAACAGCTGCACCTGATGCATCCTCTGCTACTAATAAAGATTTAACAATAGCTCTAGAGTCAGCGGGTACTGTGTAAACAGTAGTATCTGCGGTGCTTGTTAAACTTACTTTTTTATTTAAATATATATTTGCCATTAACCTAATCCTAACCAAGTAAATCGTTCTTGGTCTTCTTTTAATTGTCTTAAAAATGTAGCATTTAATTGTTCTACCACAGAAGACAAAGCTCTGTTAATTTGTCTTTGATTATCTTCTGTATATTCTTTTTTTGGTTCTGGTAATCTTACTACTATCTTTGCCATTATCTTCTTCCGTCAGGTTGTAGATCAGCTTGAAATGTTCCAAATCTCCAAGACTCACCTGACCCTGTATTCTCTATTTTAATATTTGCGTATCGTCCTCTTGCTCTTGTATCTACTTTAGTTGTAGACGATGTAATTGTAAAGGGACTTAAAGTAGTAGCTGTTGCATCTTCTGACGGATAATCAGAAACAGACACAGTTACTTGATTATTTCCAGTCAATACTTTAAAATTAGGTAAAAATCTTCTCATGGCTAAAAAGTATTCACCTATACCTTGATCTGTTTGTAAAGCAAAATTATAAGATTGTATAAAAGAAAGTAAAGCTGTTGTAGTACCATCAGGGTTTATTTGATCTGTGCCTATTTCATGTTCAAATAAAACACTTTGACCTAATCCTGTTTCTCCTACAATTGCAGGAAACGTTCCTGTACTAGAACTATTGTAAGCAGTTGCATAAGGTTTTGGATAAATGAGTGAATCAATCCAAGTTGTTCTATTAAAACTAGTGCTTGTGTTTGTATACCAATTACCCATTTCACCTGGTGGTGCTTTTGCTCCATAATTATAAATAACTGATCTATCATTAAATGTAGCACTAGATGTTGGATACCACCATAATACTTCTGTAAACAAATTATTTATACCAGCACAAACTTGTTGTCCTTTGGTTGTGTTTATATCATCATAAACATAATCTTCTACACTACAAGGTAGTGAGTTTACTGTACCATCGAATGCAAAGAAACCATTGTTAGACATCCAATATGCAACACCATCTATTTCAACAGCTGCATTTTGTCCTATCAATCCACAGTTCGTACCAACTTGTTCAAATCCAAATGTAAATGGTGCACCTACAAACTTCATTGTATATAAAGCATTATCAGTCCAAACTAGAATATTTTCTTTTGCAACTAATGCACCCATAATCCGCGTTCCGTCTTGAAGTCTTTGCGAACCGGCTGTATTGGTTGCTTCAATAGTGTACTGGTTAATACTTTCATCTGCAGAAAATCTAATAAACATATCATCTTGCGTGCTTGGTGTGCCGATAGTTACTTCTGTTCCAAAATGAATTAAGTGTCTTGTCGTTGGTGAGATTAAAGTTGTTCTTGTTGCGGTAGGATTGTTTGTAGTTTCAAATCCACTTGTTGATGTTGATGCTCTATTACTTGTAGGACTAGCAACACCTGCATCCCATGTAAATGTTTTTCCATTTAATATTGTAGCAACTAAAACTTCACCAAAAGAATTTAAAGACCAAAGACCAGGTTCAAGCGTAACTGTAGATGCTAAAACTGCACTACCAAATCCTGTAAAGTCAGTTGCATTAGTAACAGTTGCAGCATCACTATGTGCTTGACCATTTGATGTGCCTGCTGTTGCTGTACCTAAAGCACCTCTTGTTATACCTGTTAACTCATTACCAACTACACCAGTATAAGTTATTAATTCATCACCAACAGCTATTGTACCTGCTGGACTTGGAAAACCTGTTGTTGATGTTAATCTAATTTGTGTTGCTGATCCATTGTTACCATTTGTATCCGCGCTCAACGCTCCATCTAAATCGTTTTGTAAAGCACCTGTGATTGTTCCCCCATAATTTCCAATACCAAAACCATAACCATAGTTTTGTGCAGCGGGACCAACAGGTTCATAAGGTTTTAAAGTAATACTACCACCTGTTGCAACTGTACCGGTTGCAGCTGATCCCATTGTAATTGTAAAAGTTGTTGGGGTAGGAACTGTAATAACTTGAAACTTTTTATCTTCAAAATCTGAAGCTGAAAAACCTGTACCACCTGGTAAAGTTACACTATCAAATAAAACTATATCACCTACATTTATTCCATGTGCAGCTGAAGTTGTTATCGTAACTGTTGTTGTAGAGTTTGTTGAAAGTGTTGCACCAGTAATACTAGTTTTTAAAGGAGTAATATCAAAAAGTTGACCTTCAAAATAAATTAATAAAAATTTGTCTGTGCCTAATGCTACGTATCTATTTCCATCTAAATCTACGAATGCAAATTCTTTTCTTACAACACCTACAATAGTGTCGGTAAGAAGTGATTGCCAACCACCTATTTTTTCTGGAAGTCCATATCTGAATCTAGTTAAATCAGAATCTGTCCAACGACCAACGGCACCAACAGAAGTATCCTGTCGATCTATTCCTGGCGCAAATTTAATTTGTTGAAGAGCCATCTGTTAGCTCCTATGCTGTGTTTGTTTTATAAGCCCAACCTCTTGTCGAATCTACGTAAACAAGTGAAAAAGATTGACCTGCTGTATTTAGAGTTAGATTAGAAGTTCCTGTATTAATTGGTTGACCATTTCTATCAACGATTAAATTGTTAGAAGCAAATGTTCCTCTTGCGTCTAAAAATGAAACTTCATCACCTGTAGCTGGTGAAGCTGGTAGGGTTACTGTGATTGGGTTAGCTGTAGTGTTAGCAAGAATTTGATCACCTGCTACAGCTGTGTATGCTGTTACTGATGATGAATCAATTGTGTAATATCCTTTTTCTATAATTCTTGTAACTGTATTTGTACCATCAGATACACATAAAAGAGTAGCAGCATTTGGAACTGGCACTGCTGTACCACTAGCTGTTGTTACACTTAAAGTATATTTAGCTGATGTTCTATTAGTTTCATCACTAATTACCCAAACTCTTTCAGAACCAGAAGGCATAGTTAAAGTTGTGTTAGTAGATAAATTACCTGATAGTTTTAAATAAAAGTTTTTACCATTAGAGGCTGCACCATCAGATAAGAGTAAAGTTACACTACCACTAGCCATACTTAAATCTAAATAACCACTAGCGCTTTGTTCTAATATTTGTAAATTGGTATTTGTAATAGTGCCCCAGAGACCTGCTTTTTCTCCTGTGGCTACTAATTCTAATTTTAAATCTGTTGAAAATGTTGATGCCATAATTTTAACTTGGATCTATTGGAGTCCAAACCATATTTGCTCCAGGTACGATCTCATTCCATGTAATAACGCCTGCTTCGTTAGTATTCAATGTTAAACCACTTCCTGTAGGATTTACTAAAGCAGTCCCTGTAATTGTAACACTTCCAGTTGCTAACGTCAACGCGTTTCCAGTGACTGTGTGATTAGCGTCAGCTGTTACCGTAAATGAACCTATACCTAGAGATGTAGCGTTTCCAGTTACACTAAAGTTAGCATCACCAGTAATAGTTAAAGTTCCTAATCCTAATGTTACTTGATTTGGATCTGGATCTTGAACAACAGAATCAGCAATAATACCTATACTTCCTATTGTAATGGTTAATGCATTGCCCGTAGTTGATACGATTACATCTGTATCGGGTCCTGATGTAGCGAATGGTAATGCTGCTATTGCGTCAAATCCTAAACTCATATAAATCCTTAAAAGGAGACAGTGAGGTATGTGGTGGAGTCACTGCCTCCATTTAAGGATTATATTACTTTTTAAACCAACTTGGAAGTCCTAAATGAGGTCTTCGATCGTTTATGTTTTTATCCGCATCTTTGGATTTTTGATCATTATAGTGTAGAAATACTTGGGCACAGTTATCTCCTTGAAATTCTTCTCTCCAGTGTTCTAGCTCCATTCCTCTATAAACAAGCATATCTCCAGGTTTTAAATTAACTAAAATACCTTTGTTATTGCTTGTTACAGTAATTTTTTTACCATCTGGTACACCTACATTTTTTTTAGGTTCTAAACGTATAGGCCATGGATCTCCCCCAAGATTTAAAGTTGTAGATATTTCACAACTAAATCTATCTTTGTGTCTATGTAAAATATCTCCTGCTTTATAAATTCTAGCGTAAGAATAAGTAGGATTTAATTTAAGACCTGTTTTCTTTTCCATAATAGGTAAAGTTCTAATTAACAAAGTTTCCATAGCTATATCCGCATAGTGAGAATATGTGTTTGGAACTTGTTCATCATTCCATACACCAAATTCTGTTGTAAATTGAGATATGTATCTTTCGTCAAATAAAGTTCTAGCAACTTGTCGTTTCATTAAAAAATAATTATAACAAAACTCTGCTATCTCTTTTGGTATGGCCTCTTTAATAACTACATATTTATTTTTTTTAAAACTCATTTTTTGAAGCTACTTTCTTTTGAAATTGCTGTTTCAACAACTTTAATATTAAAGTGTATAAATCTAAAAGGTTCTAATCCTGAATCAACTGCATATTGATGAGGCACATAACCTGGAAAAATAATTATTGTTCCTGGTTTAGGTTTATAATGAACTTGACTAGTTGCCATTGAAATTTTTGAGTCATCTTTTTGAAAAAGTTTAGTCATTTGTGCACCCGATCGTGGATCATGAAATATTGGATAAGATGTTTTTTCCGAACATTTTAAAAAATAAAATCCTGATACGTGTTGATTCCAATGAACATGAGTATCATGATGACCACCACCCTTTTCACTAAACTCTTGCACCCAAAATTCTGTAAAATGTAAGCTGTGGTTTTGTAAATTAAATCCTTGCCAATCTAAAAATTCATAAGATCGTTGACCTATAAATTGAACTAATTCTTTAATCTTTGGATCATGAGAAAAACTTTCACTATGTTTTGATAAACCAAAGGTGCCTAAATCTTTTTTCCATTTAGGGTCATTTTTTAATTTATCTTTAAGTGTCTTTTCTGCTTTTTTAATATATTTGTCAGTTACTTTAATTGCATTTTTTAAAAACATGGGTGCCTCTGCAACCCACACCGGTGTTTGAAAATAAAATGCAGATTTAAAGTCTACATGTCCTTTTGGTTTTTGTGGTGTACTGCTTCCGCCTTGTTTGATTTCTTTCATATTATTTAAATGGATAACCTAGATTCCATATCACTAGACTATTCCTCTCTCCTTTGGTTACTGGTTTGACTCTATGCCATACAAAAGAAGGAAATACAACCAAAGAGCCTTTTGGTAATATTTCTGTACAGGTTCTCATATTAGGTTTTTTATCAGGATCTTCATTCCTTAAATCAAACTCTAATTCTCCACCTTTGTATTCTTTTGGATCTGTTAATGTCACCGTTACAGATAATTTTCTAATCTTTCCTTTTGTTGGTCCTTCTTCCACATAAGGTTTATCCCAACTATCACAGTGCCAGTCATAATATTGACCTTTTTTATATATTGTAAATTGACAAGATTCTGAATAATCCCATTCATAATTCCAACCCGCGTTTGTGTTTGCTTGATGAACATAAGGTTGAATTTCTTTGTATATCCATTTATCATTCATCCAAACAATATTTGAATCTCTTTTTTTTTGTAAATTTTTTACTTCATCTTTTGTAAGAGGTTGTTTTTCTAAATCTCTGTCTCTTCCAAAGCCACCTGTGATAGCCATTATTTCTCTTTTCTTTTCTGCTTTACCATACTGCACAATCATGTCACAAATTCGTGGTGGTATGACAGATTGAAAGTACCAATAGTAATTAGATATATTCATATTATTTCTAACCAACCTGTTACAATATATTTTTCATTTTCTTTTGAGATAACACCATAATGAGGATGTGTAAAGTGAGCAGGCCAAATAATTAAATCACCTTTATTACATTCTAAACGTTTTTGTTGAAAAGGAAAAAATGTTCCTCCATTTTTAACATTATTACAATAAAGCATATAAACTAATTCTCTATTTAAATTATATAAATTTTGTCTTTCATAATGTTGTTTAAAATAACCTCCATTTTTTTCATAATGTTGAATATTATGTGCTATAAAAGTTCGCACTGCAGAAGTTATTTTATATTTATGTATATATGATGTTACAGCTTTAGATAATAAATTAAAAAATTTTAAAATAAATTTTTCTGTTGTTTCATTATAAAATGTAACATCAATAGAATCTTTTACACTTTTATCTACCATTCCTTTTCTACCCATTGTTCCAAGTTTTTTATATTCTTTATTTTTCTTATGATACTTTATAAAATTTTCACAAATATCATGGGGTATCTTATAGGTTTCAATAAAATTAGATATATTCATAATTTATAACCACAATTGTATTTAATTTATTAGATGTATTTTCTGTAATCATGTATCTTTGTGTAGCAGGAAACATAATGAAATGATTATTTTTAACTGGTATATGCCACGTCCTATTTTTTCTTCTATTATCATCATATTCAATAATACACTCACATGAATTAGGCTCCACGTCTACAACATATATAAATGTATAATCTGGAGAGTTTCTTAAGTCAACCGGCTCCAAAGAATGCATTAAAACAGATTGTTCTTTAGGATGTAAAACTTTTGCATGCATTTCTTTTTGTACTAATGTAGGACCATATTCTACTTTCCAATGATCTCTCATGTAGTCTTGCAGCCATTGTAGTGGTTGTGAAAAAGGTACTTTATAATTTTTATAAGAATAATTTCTAGAATTATTATTAATTCTGTCACTAGTAACAAATGATTTTAAAATATCATTTTTAATTTTATCACGATTAATTTCAAAACCTTTTGGCATAGAAATTTCACCTGTATATAAGTCTACTTCTGTTAATACTTTCTTTTGCATACCTATTAAGATATGTAATAAAATCTCTTTAAAATGTCAAGTATGTCTTATGATTTAGCTATTTTATCCCAAGCACCTGTAGATTCATTCCACTCATATCTATGAGTAGTTTCTTCTTCTTCAGATAGTGCTGGAGCATCACCTATTGGTGACTGCCATCTTGCTTCTGCCACATTTAGAACCCAACTAGCATGAGGTTTCTTGCTAATAAAAATATCATTATCTTCATCATAAGTCATGCCTATACCAGCATAATTACCTCTTAATGCTTTTGAATTATCGCCTGACTTATGTTTTCCGCCATATGTATTATAAGATGTTTTTTTCCATAAAGGCCAGCTGTGGATTCTTTCCAAAAACTGTCTTCCTACTTCTTCATCTTCAATACCATCAGCATTCAGACAATCACTATCATTTACGACGTGAACTCCTATAACTTTACTATTGATTCCTAATTTTGCGTAATGTGCCATAATGTTCTCCTTATATATTATTTTTAATTACCATTCAACTACTGAAATTTATATCTTATTATTACTATGCCTGATCCTCCTGCTCCTCCAGAACCAGAAGTGCCTGAAGCGTGAGCATATCCACCTCCACCACCGCCAGTATTTGGAGTTCCAGCTACAGCTGTTGTAGTAGGATATTTTACTCCTGCTCCACCACCACCTGAACCACCAGAACCATTTGGACCAGAAGTTGCACCTCCACCTCCGCCGCCACCTCTTGTAACCGCAGCGCCTGTTATTGAACTTGTTACTCCATTACCACCTGGACCTGCTGCTGGTGCAGAGGCAGTTGTGCCTGCGGCACTAGCTCCTCCACCACCACCTGCATTAAAGACTGGTGGAGTTGCATAATCATTACCACCATTATTACCCTGTGGAGGGCTAACGGGTGGTGTATTTCCACTTCCTACTGTGCTGCTATAAGCATTTGATGAACCTGCACCTCCTCCTGAACCTCCAGGTTTACCATTAGCTGTAGTAGGTCTATAACCTTCTCCACCTCCACCACCTCCCGTAGAAGTTATTGAACTAAAAGTTGATACTGCACCAGGTAAACCTGATTGATCTGGTGAGGGTGGTGCATTTCCAGCTGGACCACCTGCACCAACTGCAATTGGATAAGTTTGAACGCTGACTGGTAAAGATGAACAAGGAGTTCCTGCTAAAGGTGATGCCGAATATGGATCAGTAGAAAGTTTACCTTCTCTAAAACCTCCAGCTCCTCCTCCTGCACCTGCTGCACCATTTCCATAATCACCTCCGCCTCCGCCTCCACCGGCTACAGTTACATATGAAACTTTTGCATTAGCTGGATTAGGTGCTGCGGTAACAGCAAAACATCCATCGCCAGTAAATGTGTGAATTTTAAAATTTCCACAAGTGGTAATAGTTCCTCCTGTTGCAACAATAAATTCACTTCCAGTTACATCTGAAGTTGAATCGTGAATATCTTGCCAACCTTTGGTACCATCTACATAAATAAGTGTTACTGATTGTGATTCTGTATTTAAAGCAGCATTAGCACATACACCATTAATTTTTGATCCACCTCTACATATTGTCAAAGCATTACAATCAAAAGTGTTTGCATAATCTTTAAAAGCTACAATATCCCCAGCACTAGGAGAGGATGGTAAAGTTACTGTAACTCCACCACTTGTTGTGTTTATAAAATATCCATTACCTGAAGCAGCTGTTAAAGGTGAAGTTTTTACTGTTGTACACCAATCAACAGTTCCTGTTCTACCCATTCCTGAAGTAGTTGCACCACACGCAACAGCAACAGTTTGTCCTGAAGAACCAATCGTAATTGTTGATCCACATTTTTTTATGATGTTAGAACCATCTGATGTTTTTTGTATGTTATCTACTTTAATTGTACTTGTCATAATTTACCTATTGAAATTTATATCTTATTACTACTATTCCTGATCCTCCTGCTGCTCCTGAAACTGTTGGAGTTCCTGGACCTCCACCTCCTCCTGTATTGACTGTTCCAGCTGTTCCTCCTGAAGAAGGAGAACCTCTACCTCCATCACCACCACCACCTGAAATACCTGGTCCAAATCCACTATCTCCATAACCTCCCGCACCACCAGCAAAATATCTTGTACTACTAACTGGACCTGGTGTTCCATAACTTGGGGATGTTGGACCAATTAATGTATCTGAAATAAATGAACCTATACCACCAGTACCACCTGTCCCGGGACCTGGACTACCACCTCCTACAGCTCCAGCACCACCGCCACCACCTGCAGCTCCTGGGCCGCCAGCTCCTCCATTATTTCCTTGTGGAGGACTAACTGGTGGAGTATTGCCATTTCCCACAGCAGCACTACCACTTGCCCCAGAACCACTTCCTCCTGGATCACCTGCTAAAGTTACTGGATTGGAAGGAGAATATCCACTACCTCTACCACCACCTGCTGAAGTAATAGATCCAAATGTAGAAACTTCTCCTGCTGTTGCTACTCCATTGGGATTAGCTCCACCTGAACCTCCTCCCCCTACTGCAATTGTATAGTTTTGAACAGCTGCGGTTATTCCTGTTGGACTTACTAAAGGTGACATTGTAGGAGCTGGAATAGAATATGAATTTGATAATCTAAAACCACCTGCACCACCTCCACCACCATCTCCATAACCTCCGCCACCGCCTCCAGCTACTACTACATAATCAAATGTGGTTGATCCAGACGGTTGTCCTGCTGCCGTAACATTGAAGGGTCCATCAGCAGTAAAAATATGAGTTTTGAAATTACCACAAGTAATTGTTGCGTTTCCACCTGACGCTTCAATAAATGCGTTTCCTACAACAGTAGAATCTGTATTAACGTTCAACCATCCTTTTGTTGAGTCAGCATAAATTAAAGTTATAGACTGACCCTCTGTATTTAAAATTGCGTCAAGACAATTTCCACCAATTTTTGATCCTCCTCTACCAACAGTTACATTATTTGAATCAAATGTATTTGCGTAATCTTTTATTGCAACAATATCTCCAACACTAGGAGATGAAGGTAAATTAATTGTTATAGTTCCTGAAGTTGTATTTAAAAAAAATCCTTTGCCACTTGTAGCAGTAACAGTGCCTGGACTATTTGTATAAATAGTCGAACACCAATTAACTGCACCTGATGCACCAAAACCTGTTTGTGTAGCACCACAAGCCATTTGTATTGTTGTGCCTGACTTACCTAATGTAAGTGTGCTACCTGTTCTGTTTTCTATTGTGTTTACTTTAATTGTACTCATAATTTATTTAATTTTGAAATTTATATCTTATAGCTACAAAACCTGATCCGCCAGCAGAGCTTCCACCGCCGCCTTCACCAGTTCCGCCACCACCACCTCCTGTATTAGGTGTGCCCGCACAAGAAACTGCACCTGGACTTCCACCACTACCACCAGCTCCTCCACCAGCTCCTCCTGTTGGACTACCTGCAACTTCTTTTCCTCCGCCACCACCACCAGCAAAATATCTTACACTTGAAACAGGACCTGGAGTTCCATAACTAGGTGCTGTTGGACCAAAAAAGGGATCAGCTATATAAGAACCTACACCACCGGGTCCTCCTGCATCAGTAGTTCCCACAGCTCCAGCGCCACCACCACCACCGCCACCTCTTTGAGGTGGTGCACCAGGTGATCCTGAATCAGGAGATCCGTCTCCACCATTATTTCCTTGAGGGGGAGATACTGGAGGGGTATTTCCTGATCCTCCTACATTTACTGAAGCAGCTGGATTAGTAGAATAATATCCTCCTCCACCGCCTGAACCACCACTTATTTGTCCTAAAGGACCGGCTCCTGTACTTGGACCTGGATAATTTCCTCCGCCACCACCTCCACCGCCGGCTGATGTTATTGTTGAAAAAACTGAATTTACACCACCTCCACCATTATTAATACATGAAGGATCTGGATATGCTCTTGCTACTCCTCCTCCTCCCACTGTAATAGTATAAGGTTGTACACTTACAGATAAACCTGCTGGAGCATTTAAAGGTGAATTAGATCCTGGTGCACTAGAGCGTATTCTAAAACCACCAGCACCACCTCCTGCTCCTCTACCAACTCCACCACCTCCTCCTCCAGCAACTACAAAATAATCCACTGTGTTTGATCCAGAAGGAGTTCCTCCAGATGAAACACAGAAAGTTCCATCACCAGTAAAAATATGAGTTTTAAAATCCCCACAAGTAATTGTAGTATTTCCTCCTGTTGCAGTCACATAGTTTGGAGCTCCTGTTACTTCAGCAGTTGAATCATGAATATCTTGCCAACCTTTAGTTCCATCAACGTAAATTAAAGTTACTGATTGTGCCTTTGTATTTAAATTTGTATTAAAACATGTACCATTAATTTTTGAACCATTTCTACAAACAGTAACAGCTTTGCAAGCAGTAGCCCAAGTTCCTGCATAATCTTTAAAAGCAACTATATCACCAGCGGAAGGTGAACTAGGTAGTGTTACTGTAATTGCTCCACCAGTTGTATTTAAAAAATATCCGTTGCCTGAAACAACTGTTAAAGGACCTGTTTTAGCTGTAGTGCACCAGTCAACTGTGCCTGTTCTACCAAAACCTGTTTGAGTGGCACCAGAACCTAAAGTTACAGCCGTGCCTGGACCACCAAGTGTTAATGTGGATCCACTCTGTTTAACTATTTCATCTACTTCTATTTTAGACAATGACTAATACTCCTGTTACTGTTATCGTTCCAGGTATAGTGATAGGACCTGCAAGAACTCCGTTCTCAACAGTTTGTGTACCATCAATAGTACCTGCTTGATTGTTTATAAATTCATTTGGCGATGTTTGGCCGCCAATATATTGGATTCCATTTATTACTGCCGTCATAATTACTCCTACGAACTAATTGTGTCGATGTACGAAAGAACCACGTCTAAACTACTAGCTGTATCAGAGACTGCTTCTAACGTATCACCACTAGCTAAAACAATTTTTGCTCCGCCTTGAATTAATTCAATAGCAGAGTTTGGTGGAACACTAACGCCTTTCGCTAAAAAGTAATCAGCTCCGCCTTTAGCAATCTTAACATCAATTGCAATTGTTGATGTTAAAATATTGCAACATCTAATACCTATTACTGCATCATAGTTTCCTGCTACTAATAAAGTAGTATCACCTGTTCCAATTGTTCTAACTAATACATTTCTAAAATCTTGTGCCATATTTTTTTCCTATTTATAACGCCACCGCCATTGCCAATGCAAAGCCAGCTGACGCTGCTCCTACTGGATTACCTGATGCATCTAGATAAACCGATTTACTTGCTGGTAGAGTACAAAATACATCTTTTGTGCCTGCAGAAAAGTCAACAGCAGAATCTGAATTAGAACTGGAGATAACTGAAGTTCTAGCCAAGTTAGCACTTGATGCATCTAATGTACCACGTCCTACCTCAAACTCACTTGTACCTTGATTAAAGATACAATAATAAGTTTCATTGTTGTTTCCTATTCCTTGTGCAAAAGTTTCAAAACCAGTTACAGCTGATCCAAGTGCAAATGCACCTGTTCCTGTAGTTGTGCTTGTTACTTTTACTCTATCATTAATTACTAAAGCCATTTAGTCTCCTTAACTCATACTTATAATTGCATTAGCCGGTGTTGCTGGATCTGGGTAAGAAACAGTAAATGTACCGTTAGTACAAGTTTTGTCTCCGCCAAAATCTAACACCACACACAATTTATCTGATTTATCATCATTATAAATAGCTGCAAACGCTGCAGTAAAAGTTGCACTACTCCATGTAGAATCAGCAAAGTCAACTGAAGCGACTGCTGTGCTCGAAGCTACTGCTTGTGAGCCTAAAGATTTTCTTGTGTAGTTTGAACTACCCGCTGAAGAAACTTCACTAGTTGCAGTTACAGTCGTACTTGATGTTGTGTATGGATTAGCCGTATACAACGCTATTTTAAATGCGTCACCCCCAGATGCAAAATTGTGAGTACCTGAAAAAAGTTCTCCTCTAAATGCGAATGGAATAATGTTTGCCATATTTTATCTCCTTATTTATTGCTTGATGGATTTTTGGATTCCAAAACGGTACGAATAACTCCATCGGCATATTCGTCTCGGCGTCTTCGACCTTGTTGTTCGATCGCATACGATAATAAAGCTTTCTCGTAAGCCTGTGAATAGTATTGTAACATATCTGCTGGTCCTTTCAAGTACCCATATGCGTTTACTAGACAGGCATATAAAAGTAGGTCTGCGTATTTATTTGACAGATAAGTTCCTGCAGTATCTGTTACAATACTTACAGGTTCTTTGTTATATCCTAAAGTAATTTCGTATGTTTTATCAGGTGTGGGTGCTACTACCCAGAAATTTTCATCCCAATTAGCGTAATATTTAGGTATATCCACAGAACTACTTCCTGGATCAGAGTAGTATTCAGCCATAAAAGTAGTGTCTCTTTGCTCTAAATAATATTGATTACCAGCTGAATCTTTAAGTTGAACATATCTAATTAATCTTAAATCTGAAGGTATTGTAACATATCTATTACCTATAATTAATGAAGAAGTTGCATAATGTCTGTCTTGATCAGAATCAACTTCTCTATAAATTTTATTTTCAGCATTTTGAATAATTCGAGATAAAACAGCATCAGTAAATACATTACTATCTACTTCTGTATATCCTCTTATATCTGTTTGTAATTCTGCTAAAGTGTATGCCATTATCCGTTTACTACTCCTAATGTTACTGGACCTGCTGAAGTATTTTCTCCACCACCTGATATTCCACCAGTCGTCGCAGCACTTGTACTTGTTATATAAAAATAATTAATTGGATCTGTCAGAGCATCTGATGTAGTTGCTCCAGTTACATTTCCCGATGAATCTATTTGACCCAAAGCAATTGTAAATCCACTTGTATTATTTAAATCACTTACATTATCAAATGTTGGAATAGTTGCAAATGCTTGTAAGTTTCTTAATTTGGGTTGTTCAATTAAATCTGATCCAGCGGGTCCTGCAGTAGTTACAATTGGTGCTCCTCTAAATCTGACAACAGAGCCTGCTGCTCTTTGATGATTTTCTGAAAAAACATTTACATAAGTTGTTCCACCATAAATCACACTTGTAAAAGGATTAGAGTCTAAAAGAATTAAACTTGCTTTTGATGCTGGTTGTGGTCTTGGATTGAATAAAGCTTGTGGATCTGATCCAACTGGTTTTGGTTCCAGTTGTGGTTGTTTTGGTTCATACTCGGAAGTGTGAACTAAAGATCCATTCCATTCTCTAACCATCTCTGTATATGGAAAAGCCATTCCTGATCTATCAGAAATTGCTAATGATCTTTTACCTGATGCATATTTACCCATTATACTCCATCTCCATAGAATGTTTGTGGTGAAATGAAACTAGATGTTCCTTGGTTATCTGCATCTAACGCTCTTAACATTTCACTTTCATATCTTCGTTCTAATTCTCCAGATCTTTCTGGTGAAACTTTTTGACTTAAATAATATGCAAGTCCTGACATCATACATGGATAAAATCTATTAACTACATCTGATGTATAATTATAAGATCCTGCATCTTGAATTCTTGCTAAATAATAAAAACAAAATTGAAAATTATTTGGTGAACTTGTGCTTGATACACTTGAACTTGGAGTTGTGTATAAAAAAATACTTGGATTTAATTTTCGTTCTACATAATATTGTGATGGTGTACCTTTAGCTAATTTATTTGGTGTAGCTGAATAAGCTGATCTATCTATTTTAGTTAATGCAATATCTGCTGGTGCAGTTGCATCAGAATTATTTCTGTAATAAGCTTCTAATACTGAATCTATGTCTTCAGGAAAGTTTGTAGAATCAGATGCAAAATTGTATTCTGCTTGACCCTCTACTAAAGGAATCTTTGCAAGTTTAACTTTCCATAAATGAACTCCTCTATTACCCCATTCTTGAAACATTATATTTAAAGATCTTCTTGCAGATCTTAATTGATATCCTGTTCTAGTTCCTAATACACCTGTTCTTTCATAAGCCTCTTCAATAATTTCATCTATTTGAGGATTATACTCTGCTTCACCAGAAGTTGGTGAAAGAGTTTGTGCAGCATTACCCATACCACTATGAGCGGTGCAATAATAAAATAATACAGGTGCTCCAGTTTTTTTAACAGGTGCAACAACTATTGTTACTTTAGCTCCACTTGTTCCTGGAGTTCCAGTTGTAGTAACACCAGTTGTATAAGTTGCAGCTGGGTCATTATTTGGGTTTGTAGAAAAAGCTAATTGATGTGTACCGTTTGTTGAATCAGATAAATCAAAAATATATGTGTTACCTTCTTGTAAATACAAGACAGGGGATACCTCACCGTTAATATAAAATTTATTACCGGTACCATATTGATTAGTGCCACTTGCAACAGTGACTGTGTAAGTTATGGTAGCCATTCAAACTCCTAGCCGTGTAGCAATGTTACCGAAGTAGCTGTTGTTGCAATCTCAAACTTCAAAGCTGTAGATGCTCTAAAACCTGTTCCTGGAAACTGCATGTATGTAGTTGAACCTGGACCATTAGTTGTGTTTGTAGCTGGAATTAAAAATTCAGCTAACACAGTTGAGTCATCTTTTATTTTAACTGTAGTTGCAGCTTGTCCACCTTCTTTAGATACAAAAAGACCTAAAGCTCTGCCTGGTCCTGCTGTACCACCTGCATTATGTGTAGTCACAGTTGAAGCTGTTGTCGATTTTATATCTACTGGATATGTACTCATTAATTTTCTCCTATTTAAATTATGTGTGGGCCGAAGCCCACACTAAATTAATTATTATGAAAGGTTATTGTTCTGTAAGTAGTTAATAACTACTGTAGCAGCACCTGCTGATGCATCGTTGTTTGCACCATTGTAGATGTAACCAACTCTAATATCAGAAGATCCAATATCTTTCCAGTTTGCACAAAGTGCAGCTGTTCCCATTGCTATCTTACCAACTGCTGCAATACTTACATCATTAACATATAAGTCTGTATCAGCTGATGATCCTATCTCAAGTATGTCAGAACCTGAATCGTTAAACGCAGTTTCTACATTAACTTCAATAGATACTATTTGAGAATTAGCTGGAATAACAACGTTTGTATCCGTTGCTGTAGCTTCTACTGTATAGTCAAATGAAAATGTTTGAGACATTAATACTTGTCCCGTGTTTTTTACATCATCTCCAACTGTAGTACCAGTAGTGTTTGAAATCGTTCCCGCTTTAATCGGTCCCGAAAATGTTGTTGTTGCCATGTTTATATCCTCCTAGTTTTCCGAACATAGTCTCTAGGCCGTCGACTATACGCGTCTATGTTCTAATTAAATGTATAGTGTTGAGAATATATAGTAAATTTTAGTAGAGTGCAAGAGAGCCTTATAATGAATGTACGTTTTCAACGATGTAGCTTTTATTTACGTAGCTACTGATACGCTTGGGGCTGCATCTTCAACTTTGTTGACCGATTGTGCCAACCTAGCTTCTTCCATCTTAATATCAGAAATAACTTCTCTGACTTTATGGTCTATCCTTACCATATCGAGAGTATATCTACCCTCATTAAGATGATGCTGTTCCCAATCCAGTTCCAGCTTCCTTTTCTGCTTGTAAAGGTCTGAAAGTGTTTGCATCTAGGACCTCCTCATAGGTAATCCATTTTATAGACCGACTAGTAAATCCGTCTTTTTCCCATTTTACACCTTTTTCTCCTAGTTTGTCAACTATTGAATTTTCAATAGACTCGGCGTTGTCTTCTGCTTCAACTATGAATCGCGCATGATATCCATACGCCCTGATATTAACTAGAAATTTTGTCATGATTATTCACCTTTTACCACAAAAAAAAGGGGCCGTTAAGCCCCTTTTTTAATTATTTATTTTAACGATTATGTTGCGTTAGAACCGAAAATACCTCTAGGGTCAGAGAATCCGAATACGTATCTCTCTCTAGCTTTGTATCTTACGTTGCCTGTATCGAAGTCACCTTCCATTGAAGTTTTGATAGGTGATCTTACGAAATGTTTAAGGCCGTTTGGTACATCTGTTTTAATGAAGAATTTCTTCGCAGAAGTTAAGTAGTGGTTTACTACGTAACCTTGTGGAATCATTCCCATTGACGCAATTGCGTTAATGTCATTATCAGCTGTGCCTACTCTGCCAGCAGACTTCATCAGTCTTTCAGCAGTAAATTGTAAAGCAGAAGGAATTATTAATTTTGTTCCTTGTGCTGCAATTTTTAAGCCTCTTTCATCAGTAAGTGCCGCGATGTCAATCAACGACTGTTCTAATGAAGTTTCGTTAAGTTCAGCAGGTGTTGCTAACTCGTTAGAGAAAGTTCCCGCTAAAGTTGGGTGAACAGCAGAACAAAGTTCTACTCCGTCACCACCAGCAAAGT